TGAAGCAGTAATGCGCGCAATAGGCTATGGCTATGGATATGGCGGCGGCCATGGCGATGGCGATGGTTATGGCGATGGCGATGGCGATGGCGATGGCTATGGCGATGGCTATGGCTATGGCGATGGCGGTGGCAATGGCTATGGCTATGGAAATAACAATGGTTATGGCTATGACAGTGGCTATGGCCATGGCGATGGCTATGGCTATGGCAGTGGCTATGGCGATGGCTATGGCTATGGCAATGGCAATGGTAATGGCAATGGCTATGGCTATGGCAATGGTAATGGCTATGGCAGTGGCAATAGCAGCGCACATCGTGGCAGGAGAAAGTAATGCCCAGAAGTCTTTATCAGGGCGGCAAAGCACGACGCCATTTTACCTTGAGTGAACAAGCATTCGCCCACCTCTCCAACATTGCTACATCCGCTAAATTGTCACGCTCTGAAACACTAGAGCGTCTCATCCGTTCCACTCAATGGTGGGAAGGAGAAGCTATCCTTGCTGACTCTGCCTGGCCTTTTGCAACTGACCACTCTAACAACGATGAAACTTTCTAAACTTCGCGCTCTGTGCGACAAGGCCATTGAAAAATATGGCGACATGACTGTAGGCGCTTACGACAAAGACAGCGCTTTTGACATTGACCACAAAGATGACATGTGTAGTTTTAGATTTCGCATTCTTTCCCAAGGAGCGTGTCTTCCTGGTGAGATCGTTGATATGGAAGAAGAAAATGCAGACACTCCCAAGCAGCATTTTGCTTGCATTTTTTACGAAAATTGACCAATGAAACTTGCTGAACTGATTATCCTCCTTAGGAAAGCAGAGCTAGAAGCGGCCCCCGATGCTGACGTGTTTCTTTACTGTGAACCTTTGGCAATGGAAGAAGGCTATGACAAAGCACATGCTGAAGGCATCACTGACGTTCGCCTTGTAGACGATTGGCCTTTGCCTGGTGAAAGCCTTTTGGTGCAAGAAACGGAAAAGAGCAAAAAAATTGTCATCTTTTACGACGACCACGACAAACTTTCCTCCTCCATTCCTTTTATTGAAGAATGACTTCCCCCACCAGCCTCACGCTGAAAGAATTTACTGCCCTCCAAGACGAAGTTTCGGAAGTGATTGCCATGACTCTTGTCGTTTTTGGAAACCGGACCGGCTGCATTGTTGAACGCCTTGAGGTAAAATTTCACGAAGATGGTCGCTACGAAACGACATACGCCTTTACTATGCCCGATACAGACGAAGAAGCCGAGGTCACTCCTAAAGAGGATGACCAAAAATGAACCGCACCACCCTCCTCTACCGTCCTGAAGATTTTTCCATGGATCAAGCCTCTACTACCATGATGACCGAACGCAGCCTTGGTATCTTCCAGCCTTTGGAGATTGCTGCTGAAGCTTTCACTGCCGCCTACGAGCTTCCCATTGGGGAGCACGTTGAAAAGAACTACAAAGGCCTCTCCTACCTTTCCTGGCCTTTTGCCTTCCGCTATTTGAAGGAGCAATTCCCTACGCTCTTCGTCGCCTTTGAAGAGGCAAGTGCTGGTTGGCCTGTCTTTGGGCAATCTGGCTGCTGGCTGCTGCGCCCCTACCTCACTGACGGCCTGCGTCGCACGCCTGCGCTTGTATTCCCCATCATGGACAACAAGCACAATGCAGTGAAAGAGCTTGATGCCAGGCAAGTAAGTGACAACATTCAACGCGCTAGCGTGAAGTGCATTGCCACCTTCACTGGTCTTGGTCTCAAGCTTTACTCTGGAGAAGACATTCCCAAAGCTGAAGACGATAAAGCTCCTAAGCTCGCTCTTCAACAAGATGCCCCAAAGCCTGCTCCTGCGGCCAAGACGGCTGCACCTTCCCCTCAGGAGGCTACTGGTGGCACTTCTGAGCAGGCAGAGTTCGATGGGAAGGGAGCGCTCCTGGCCTTCTGCAAGGCCAATCCCCTTGGCTATGCTGATGAGCGCAGCAGCATGATGGCAGGCAAAGCAGCTCTGCAAAACCTTGGTCTCGCTAAAGGCGATGACATCAAAGACAAGGAAATGTTTGCCAATGTCGTAACCACTGCCATTACATCCTGGGCAAAGGAACAAGGCATCAAAATTGCCAAGGCTACGATGGCGGAAGAGCTTGACAAGCTTCGTGCCATTTGCAGTGAAGGCACCATTGAGCAAGCCATCAAGGGGGTGGAAGTGTTTGTGGAGGGAAAGCAGTAGACCTAGCGTCAGCCCGCCTTGCGCGGGCTTTTGCTGGGGCAATCATCACTGATTACGACGAGCAATTAAAGACTGGCTAAACCAATGTCTTTCTTCCTGGCACTACTTTGTGCCATTGGAGCCGTGTCATCATTACTCTTGATTGGCATGGCACTATCTTGGCTCACCGAACGTCTCTTCAATCTTCATTAATCATGACTGGCTGGCAATTCCCTACAAAAGAACAATGGCTGCAAGCATGGCAAAGTGCTCATGCAGTGTATAGCGAACAAATAGACCCTGATGATGCCACTCTTTGTCAAGCCCTTTTGTGGCATGCTCGTGCAGCATGTCAGAAGAACAATGAACAAAGCTGACACTCGTCGCCTCATTAAAAAGCTCAAAAACGCTAGTGTTTGCTGCTTTGACTGTGGCACTAAGTATGGCGTGCCTAGTGTTCGCGATAGCACGATGTGGGTGGGTGTATGCGGTATTTGCGAACAGCAAACAGTCGTCACCGAAGCGCGAGATTTCGCCTATTTCATCACTGGCATTAAAAAGCTTAACGAAAGTATCACCATTAACAAAGAGGACTGCAACTAATGAGGATCATTAATGGACGGAGGTGGTATGGAATTTGGTGTGGATGTCCCACGGGGCGCGCAGAAGACACAACAAGCTGTATTGAGGAAATCTGGCCATCAGGCGGCTGGGTTCCTCGTCAATGCGGTCGCAAGCGTGGCCACGGCCCAGACGGGCTTTACTGCAAACAACACGCCAAAAAACATCAACCTCGCAGTGAAGAGGCCCAATGACTGATCTTGAATTTTTGATGGCCATTGAAGAGTACATTGGCACCATGGAAGAGCTAGCAGATGGAGAGTGGGGAGGATGCCGTAAGGCGCATAAACTAATTGCTGCGGGAGAAATGCCGGAGCCAATTTATTCTGAAACCATTCGCCGTATTGAAGCGCTAAAGATTACTGAAGAAGGAAGGCAAGAGCAATGAGTTCAATCATTCGTCACTACTTCTATTGCGCGTTCTACCAGCAAAGCCCAGGCGCCATGCACTATTTCAGCGGAGTCACTGGAACGCCCGTGAGCTACACCTCGCCCGACTTTCTTGCCGTTCTTTGCAAGCAAATTGCTGAAATAGCTAAAGATCCCAGCATCAGCGACAGGCTAGTCATTCAATCTCTGTCGCCCCTCGACTAATCACAAGTGACGACCAGTAGTGGCCTGTCTTGATTATTGCCTGCAATCTCTCATGCCTTCCTTGGAACATTACACTCCCAACCGGATCAGTATCAACAAAAAGCGCCATTACATTTGTGGCGAGTTCCCGAATGTTCCAGAAGGCATGGTTCTTCCTTCTGTTACCACTGTGCTGTCTTCAATGGCACCAGTGGCAAAGATTATGGCACTCATCAATTGGCGAAAGCGTGTGGGGGCAGACGAAGCAAATCGACGCACCAGACTTGCTGCTGATCGTGGCACTTGGATGCACGGCGTAATTGAAGATTATTTCCATGGTGAAGATATTGAGCACCATTTAATCAAGGCTCCCACTTGGCAGCCATACTACGAAATGGTGGAGCCATTCCTTACTGCTATTGCTACACCAGTGCTTGTGGAAAGTGCTGTTGCGTGGTGGCATGAAGAAGATCAAATGGGTTTCTCTGGTACGTTGGATATGGTGGCAACAATGGAAAACGGAACAGTGGCTTTGATCGACTGGAAAACCAGCTACAAGGAAAAGCCTGATTATCAACTAGCAGATTACAAGCGGCAACTTGGCGCCTATGCCATGGCCGCCGAGCAACTGTATAAGCAAAGTATCGACGAAGCTTGGTGCGTGATTGCCTGTTACGACCCGGAAAACAAAGAAGTGGAACCATCGTTGCAGCTTGTGCATCTTGATGGCTTTGAGCTGATTAGCCAGCAGCGCATCATGGAAGATACAGTGCGCAGGTATTTCAGCGAGCATTACCCTGGGGGCAAGGCCTTTTCTTTGACCATGGACAAGGGGTGACAGGGCAGCTAAGGGGTGGTAAGATGAGCAAGCCCGAAAGGGAACCCTATCACTCCATTAGGAGAAACACTCATGGCTAATCGCCCCCCCATCACTGCCGCCATCGACCTCACCCCCGAAGTGCTCAATGCTCTGAAAAAGGCTGGTCCCAATGAGCGCGGCAACTACTCCCTTGACATGGCTGTCTGGGAAAACACCAAGCGCACTTCCGACCGCGCCCCCGGCTTCACTGGCACTGTGAAAGTTAAAGGCGGAGACAAGGAAAGCGCCAAGGGTTATGCCAGTGTTTGGATGAACACTGCTAGCTCCGACGATCTGTTCTGACCTTTCATCTTTTGCAATCATGGGCGCTTCGGCGCCCTTTCTTTTTCCTTAGCTATGACCCTTCTTACTGATCGAGAAATTGCCCAGCTTGCTGAGTTTGACATCTTCATGCCCTACATCGGAGAGAAATGTCGCACGCTTGACGATGGGACAAAAGCCATTTCTTATGGTCTTTCTCAAGCCGGCTATGACATTCGACTTTCTCCAGAAGAGTTTCTCGTCTTCGATGGAGAGATTGAAGTCACGCTTGACCCCAAGCGAGCAGACGCGACAATTCCCTACAAAGCGGCTTTAGTCCACAGCAATGGCAGTTCTTTCTTTGAGCTTCCGCCTTTTAGTTTTGGTCTTGGCACTAGCCTGGAACTTATTTCAATGCCCGAAAACATTATTGGGCTTTGCGATGGGAAAAGCACTTACGCTCGTTGTGGCGTGATCATCAATGTCACTCCCATTGAACCTGGCTGGAATGGTCACCTGACCATGCACATTGCCAATCCTACGCCGTATCAAGTGCGCATCTATGCAAACGAGGGAATCGTGCAAGTGATGCTGATGCAGCTTTCCAGCAATGTCAAGCAAGCCTATTCCGGGCATTATCAAAATCAAGGCGCTACAGTGCGTCTAGCTGCTGTCTAGGCATTGAGCGCTCTTGAAGATCAGTTTCTTAGCCTTTGGCAAGCTCATCATCCTCAGTTAATTCTTGAACGAGAATTTTCTGATATTGAAGCCTGGGAGAGTGATTATCAAGAGCGCTTTCTTAAGTCAAAACGCTCTAAACGATACCGTCTTGACTTTGCCCATCCCGCTTCCTACATTGGCATTGAAATACAGGGAGGCGTTTACAATCGCGGACGCCACGTTAGTGGATCAGGCTACGAAAGAGATTGTCGAAAGTACAATCTTGCCTACACCAGTGGCTGGAAAATCTTTTTGCTTACGGCTACCATGGCCAAAGACTCTTTTTGGCTTTCGTTGATTGGGCAGCAGATTCGCTCTGCTTCCGCATAGCTTCCAGCATTTCAGAAGCTTGCGTCATAATTTCTTCTGCTGCTTCAAGATCCACTTGGCTTTTAGCAAGAGCTTGTCGCAGTTGGATGTTTTCCAGCATCAAGCTTTGCACTGCTGTTTGCATGGACGACCATCCCTCTAGCAGATTGTGAGACACTTCACGAAGCTTGCCCACACTGCTACAGTCGTCAATTGCCTTACGACTGACAGTTAAGGCAAATTCTCGCTCAGTGCTATGCTCAAATGGACCCATGGCAGCAATGTACTTTCGCCCATTGTAGGAGAACTCTACCGGCAGGCAATATGCAGTCATGATGGGGAATGTGGCGCTTGCTACTAGGCTACAACGACAGGACAGTGCCTAATGGGTTGGAAGGGAAGGGCGCAATGGCGAAAGTGCCGAAATCTTGCGGCCGGCTTTCCGAAGCTATAAGATGGGGCGTCTGTACGAAGACCATGCACGCCCACCAGGAAGGCCCCGGTAGCTTGTCTAGCTCCTTAGGGCTGGCATCATGCCCTCTTGCCACTCTCCTTCCTTGCAGCGCCTCTCAAGGGGCAATGGGAGAAAATCAAAGATGGCCCGCTGAAAGCAAAACGCTCCTTCAGCGCTTAGTACACTGGCAGTTCAGTTCAGCACCCTTCCCTTCCGATGACATTCCCTTCTCTTGATCCATTAAACGATGGGAAAAGCAAGGTAACTTTGCTTGATTCCATGGGCAATAGCCTTTCCATCGTAAATGACGCTCGCCAAAGCTTTGATGCACGTTCTGAAGAGTGGTCCGAAAAAGACAATAAGCTCCTGAACTACCTTGCCCGAGAGCACCATACCAGCCCATTTCGTGGTGTAGTCTTCAAATGGCACGTGAAGGCCCCTTTGTTTGTTGCCAGGCAGTGGTGGAAGCATACAGTGGCCTCCACCTATGTTGATGATCAACTTGGTTGGAACGAAAAGAGCTTTCGCTATTGCTCCGCAGAAGATGCTGAATTTTACATTCCCAAAGAGTTCATGCAGCAAAGCGCTAGCAATCGTCAGGCATCAGCCGGACCATTGCCCAGCAGGGAACAATCCCTAGCGCTCAAGCAATATGTCAATGCCCTGGAAATTTGCCGACAGGCTTATGAAGGCATGTTGCTGACTGGCGTGAGCAAAGAGCAAGCTCGTGCTATCCTGCCGCCTGCCTTGTACACTTCCTTCTGCTGGACCTGCTCGCTGCAAACCTTGCTTCATTTCCTTTCGCTTCGCCAAGGCCATGGCGCACAAGGGGAAATCATTGCCTATGCGCAAGCTCTTACCGATCTTGCTTCTCCCATTGCTCCAGAAGTGTTTCAGGCTTTTGCTGATAACAACTACTCTTTCTGAAAATGCACGACCCCGTTAATTGCCCCAGTCACTACACCAACACTGATGGAGGCATTGAATGTATTGAAGCCATTGAAGCTTCAATGACCCAGGAAGAATTTAAGGGCTTCCTAAAAGGCAATGTTCAAAAATACGTTTGGCGCTACGCTCAAAAGAATGGCGCCCAAGACCTCAAAAAAGCAAAATGGTACCTTGAGCGCCTCATTGGCATTTGCGAAATGGAAGAAGCCATGGCAAAAGCTAAAAGCTCTACCGTCGCAAGTTACGACCCCGATGACTACATGGTCAGTGGTTGCCCTGACGGCTTCTGCCCCATGCCGACCATTCGTCAAGGGCCTTCTGAAGCCATGTTTGCACCAATCAATGACTAGCTAAGCCGCGCATAATGTCGCTAAAGGAAAGGGGCCGACAATGGCCCCTTTTTCATGTAATGGCAGTGTTCGTTGAGTTGCCTCGCACCATGCCTCCCAGTCAGAAAGATCAGTGTGAGCACTGACAAAGCTATGAGCATAAATCCAAGAAGTAAGCACTTCCTCTCTATGCTCGCTCCAAGTTTCTAAAGGGCGCCACCATTCAAACAATGGCAAATTGCTCTTACTGGCATTGCAGTCCAAACACGCTGGCACAAGATTGTATTTTGAAAAATGCGGACCTCCTTTACTTTTGGGAACAATGTGATCAATCGTCAGCTTTTCGTTCCATTTCCCGCAATACGCACAGGCACAATGGCCAAGCGGTCCTCGCAGCGGATAGTCCTCAAAAATGCTCTTCCTGAACCTTCTTTTAGCATCACCAGGCCGCAATACAGACAGAGAATGAAGAAGTTCGTCGGGTCCATTTCTCATCCCCATAGCGGTATTAGATTGTCCTGTTCTTAGCTTACTAGCAAAACTGAACTGTAGCGAAAGCTATAGAATGAATAAAATGTCTTGTGACAAATGGACGGCTGGCAAGACAAATTAGCAAATCTAGCCGTTAGTATCACTGCTGGTATGTTACTTGCCACTGGCGGCATGATGATGAGCATCGGCCATCAGCAAGTGAAGATCACCGCTCAAATTGAAAATATCATCGAAAAGCTTGATAGCCTTACGGAAAATGTAAAGGCTCTTGAATTGCGTGTGCGGTCTTTAGAGATTGAGCGCTAGGATTTAAGAAACGCTTTTATCATCATGGGCACCGTTGAATGGTTCATCGTTGGTGGCATCGTCGTCGCCGCTCTTGACCAAATTCTTGATCACACCCCCTGGAAGAGCAACAACGTTTTGCAACTTATCATGGAAGGACTTAAAACCATCTTCCGTAGCAAGTGAGCACTGCTTCTAGCATCGTCCCTAATTCATGGTCTGGCGTCAGCTCCCATGCTCGTCGTGTGGGAGCACGCTTTCCTGAACTTGTCGCAGCCCAATGGGCCCTGGAGAGTTCTTTCGGCAAGCACATGTCAGGCAAGTGGAATGTCTTTGGTCTTAAAGGGCAGGGTTCCACTAAGACCACGCAAGAGTTTTACGATGGGCAATGGGTGACCATTAAAGATGGTTTCATTGACTTCCCTAGCCTTGCTGCTGCCATTGAATATCTAGTGGTTCGATGGTATAAGGATTGGAGGCAATACAAGGGCGTGAATAATGCGCCCAATCGTTATGCTGCTGCACGCATGTTAAAAGATCAGGGCTATGCAACGGACCCTGATTATGCAGCAAAGCTCTCTCGCTTAATGAAACAATACGCCCCAGAATCTACCACCATGACACTCGTTGGTCCCAAGAAGCGTCCTCAAGACTTTGGCTTCAAAGCAGGCGACAGTCATTTGATTGTCAATGATGCCATGGAGACGATGAAGGCTTTTTCTTCGGAAGGAAAGCTTCTATGGGAAATTCCTTGTCTTGCTCGTGGACAATACAGTGACTATGAATGGCACATCCAACGATCCGACACACCTCCTGGTCTGTATAAGCTTGGTCAACTTTACAATGACTATGCCATTCATGGCAACAATGCCCCTTACGATCGCACGTTGATGGCTTATGGTTGGGCCTTTTATGACATGATCGACTTAGAAGGGCAAGAGACTAGCCTAGGACGAGCAGGAATAGGCCTGCATGGCGGAGCAAGCGCGTTGGGGTGGCCTGGAGCATGGGCGCCTAATCAAGCACTTGTGTCAACTTATGGATGTTTGCGCTTGCATAATCAAGACCTTATCAACAAAATCCTGCCTCTTTATAGGCAAGGAACAGTGTTTATCAGCGTTTTCCAGGAAGCATGATGGATAACAAAGCAATTCTTCGCGCCATTGGCTACGAAATTTTGCTTTGGTTTTCCAGCAAGACTTGGTTTGCACGCCTCATCCCAGGTGTTAGCTATTACCTTGCTCAATGGCAAGAGGATGCAATTAACTGGCGCATTGAATGTGCCATGCAATCCGTAGAAGATCAATCTCAAACATTGGTAAAGCTATGGGAAGAAGAAGAGCAAAAACAACGCGCTAATGATCTTGCTGCACAAGTGCAAGCAGAACTTCCCGATGCCATCGTCACGCCCATTCCTGATGCCATTGTTCCATCAGTGCTCATTGAGCATCCAGTAGACACCAGCGCGAGTGAGGATGTGCAAGCCTTGGGAGGGCCAATGGAGATGGTTTGGAGGCCAGAGTCTTTACAATAGAACAAGACTCTAAATTGCCATGGAAGTATTTGCCGGGATGGTTCTATTTTCCATGGGAATGGCAATGGCTAGTCGAATGTATTTTCATTGTGTACATCCTTGGCATCCGTCTTGCAGGATTGATCATCCAACGCCAAGCAAATTAGATTATGTAGCCTCATATAGTAAGGCAAACCATCCCCATAATCCAAATTAAAAGTGTCATACATGGCCTGGCGATAAGTGCTTCTATCTTCAACTTCTGCTTGGTGCATTAGTTTCATGATATGTCGAAAGCATTTCCCTTGATCGTCGGTGCTTAGACTTTCCCAGAATTCTTGATCTTCCATTGCTGCGCTGTTAAAGCAGTATTCTATGGTCAGTTAAGCCACGGTTTTGTCAAAGCACTGGCATTTTATACTCAACAGTACTGCCCGCATAATGCTTCCAAATAACTTCGCTAGTATTTCCCGCCCAACTAGCTGCCTGAGTCACTGGAATACCAGCTTCCAGCCATCGACTAATCGCAACATGCCTTAAATCATAGGGGCGATAGCGATGCTTGATCAATCCTGCAGAGTACAGTTGATCAACTTTTGTACGAAAAAAGCTTTGAAATGTGTAACGATTCCAAGGAAAAATATACTCACTGGAATGAGACAGTTCGCTTAGCAGCTCCCTGCTCTTCTCGTTTAACGGCACCCACCGTCGCTTGTTTGTCTTCGTACTCCCTTTGTATCCATGGGTAAGAGTGTAATTGCTGTGTACCAGAATTTTCTCATCATCAATATCCTTCCATTGCAGCGCCCTTACCTCTCCGGTGCGCATACCAGTTTGCAACATAAACTCAGCAAATAGCGACCAATCAACATCTTTGTGATGGCTTTTTGCTTTTAATGCGACCAGAATAAGGGTGATTTCATTTTTAGGAATGACAACAATATCAGTGTCCTGCTGCGGTGGCTTGGGCATTTTGAAATTGGCAACTGGATTACGCTCCAAAATCGCAACGTCTTCAGAGGAGGCCCATTTATACAGACTACGAATAAACATGCACACGCGTCGTGCTGATTTTACGGGCTCTTGCTTTAGCGTCCAAATTAAAACTTGTCGACCTTGGGAAAAGTCTTGCACCGGGCAACGATTGATCCATTTTGTCACCTGAGCGTAGTCAGTAACTAAGCTTGTCGGCGACAAGGAAATGCTGCGCTCATCCAAGAAGAGCTTCCAAGCCTCGGAAAGGGAAAGGGCCATGGTCAAAAGCGAGGATCGCTATCGTACCACAGCCTTCACAGAGGCCGGGGACACTACGGTGCGCCTAGATGTCAGGGAATGGGGCAGTCGGTAGGGTGAAATTGGCGGTGTAGCGGGCTACGCCTTTTGTGACGCGAAACTCGTCAATGTAACCATTGAACGAATCGGTTCCGTTTGCCCCTGCGCCCACGGCAGTATCTAGCGAAGGGCTTGCGTCTGCAATCGTTCCAGTATTAGCAGCAGTTTGCACAACCTGGCCGTCGATGAAAAGCCGGCTAGTACCACTGCTCCTTGCAAAAGCAACATGTTGCCATGTCTCCGTAGGAGGAGTAGTGCTGTATTGACAACTTGTGGTGCCAGAGGAGCTGCGCCAAGCGGCAAACAAGCCTCTAGAGATAGAGTATTCCAGCAAAAAACCCCTCCAGTCACCAGAGCCATTGTTGCCTGCTGTGCTAAACAAAAGTGCATTCGTTCTAGCGGCAGCAATGTAGCACCAGCACTCCACCGTGAAGTCTCCAGTACCAAAATCAAATGCCGCTGATCTTGGTGTTTTGAACGCGTCGCCATTGCCGTCAAACAGCAAACTAGACCCGCCAAAACCTGGCTTACTTTGCGCCGTGCTGACCTGAGCGTTGCCGATAGCCGTCATCTCTTTGGGAGACGGGCTGCTGTCAATGATCGTCGTGCTGCCGTTGGTGCCGTCACCATGCAGCAGCAAAGAGACGTTGCTGCGGTAAAGGTCAACCGGATTCTTTTCTGAGCCCGTAATTACCCAGCTCATAGCATCACCTCCTGGGACCCATTAGTGGCAGTGTCTTGTGTGGAGTGGTTCATTAGATGGCGGCTCCGATGGCGGTGATCAGCGCGGTGACGCGGGCGTCGAGCAGGGCAAGATTCAGAGATTCGCCTATGGAGTAGAAGGCAAGGCGGGCATCGGAATAAAAACCAGCGGGATTGCCGGCATAAATATTTACAGCGTTATTGATTGGTGCAGCGGAAGCCTGTGTAACTGTACTTGTGACACCATTTATTCTTGGGCTATAAGAAACTCCAGAGTCTCGGCTAACCGCAATTAAACCAGTTGTCGTGGACACAGTCGCAGAAACAACTGTTGCTGATGCTGTATTGCACGCAAAGAAATATCCCGTTCCCGCACTACGCGCATAAAATCCCAACCCAGTGCCATCTCCATTGCCGAGTGCAATTCTGTTGGCGCCGCCAGTTGGCACTGTCCCAACATAAACCGACGCATGGACATTGTTTTGAAGTGAACTTGGCACTGTGTAAGCAGATGACAAATATCTATTGCTGCCGTTGCCTATGAGTCCCGTTTCTCGGTTATAGTCTCCATCGACAAAGTTAAACGATGTCGGAATGGGCCCCACCAAGGGGGTCAATGCACCAAGCCGAGTCCGAGCACCAGCCAAAATACAACTTGCCTTGATCGCAGGCCAGATCCCATCGTTCTTGCAGCCCTTGACGAACGAGTGGATTGCCACCTGAACAGCAGTCTCCAGCCCGCCGGTCTGTCCAGCAGCAGCATCAGCCGCATTGACTGCTGTGATGTAGGCAGCAGCGTCAGGGTCGTCGATGCCTACGTAGGTCTGGGCCAACACCACCTTCCCCGGCACGTAAATAGGCATTACTCAGCTCTCCTCGTAGTGTTAAAAACTTGTGTGGGTGTCATGGTATGGCGGCTCCGATGGCGTTAATCAGGTCGGTCACGCGGGCGTCGAGTAGGGCCAGGCTTAGTGACTCGCCGACGCTGTAAAAGGCGAGGCGAGGATTGGCATATGATCCAATAGAGCCGCTTGTGTTTCTTGCAAAAACTGTGAGATTTACGGCGGTTGGCGTCGTTGAAATTTGTGATGCAGATCCCGACAATCCCTGAACTCTGCCTGACCAAGATGCGCTCTGAGCCCGCACAGTGCCCACAAAACCAGTAGCAGACTCACTAGACCCTAGAATAACATTTGCGTTTACTCGCGCACGGCAAACGATTCCGCCTCCTCCAGGATAAATTTCACTCTGGGAGCTGTTTGTGTTGTCTCGGCATCCTATAATAAAAAGCCCGCTATTCGCGGCAGCGCTCACATACGCAGAAAGGTGAAAATTGTCCTGTGGGTCTGAATTATTGTTGCGGTTAGTCAATAAATACTTTGTGCTACCATTCCCCACTAAGCCCGTCTTTCGGTTGTAGTCACCAGAGACGAAGACGTTGCCTGGGTTGGTAGGTGCGGTGCCAGCCAAGGGGACCAGAGCGCCAGTCAACGTGCGAGCACCGGCAAGGATGCACGAAGCCTTTATGGCGCTCCAGATGCCGTCCTGCTTGCACCCAATCACGAAGTTGTTGATCGCATAGCGCACGTTGGTTTCCAGCGCCTGCGTATCAGCAACTTCCACGGCCTCGATGTAAGTCGAAGCATCGGCATCAAAAGTGAAGCCAGGCCGCACAATCAGCGTCATACCTCACCTCCCGTCGTAGTGTCGTTGGTTAATGGGTCCACCCACGCCTCATCTTCAGGCGTCGAGGGATCGTCAGCCATGTAGGTGCCGTCGGCGTTGCGGGCCCTGATCAACGTCTCAGAGCCCGCCATCACTCCCCCTCCGTTACGGGCGCAGGGTCAACAGGCGGATCATCAGCAGGAGGCACGTAAGGGGTGCCATCAGCATTGAACTGCGGCGGGATTGGTCCTTGGTAGAACGGCCCCACCTTCAAATCTTGGCAGGTCTTGGTGGCCAGGACTGCTGCGTACTCTTGCACCACTTCCTCGGGCTGGCGGCCTTCGGCGTCGGCAGTGGCGCTGATGCCGGGGACAAGGGCATCGTCAATGTCAATCTGGAAAGAAGCCATGGGGATCTAACTCCGAGCACGGTCCAGGAAGCGCCGTTGTACCAAACCAGGGCAG